CACCCGGAGTAAATGGCAGTTTGTAGGTGTAAATAATTGTCTGCGAGGCAGCGTAATAACTAGCCGACGTAATAACCAAGTTGTTGGCGTTGGTGACGATTTTGGAAATCTGGCTTGGCGAGAACGGGTTGGGCGTGATGCCACTTGTAGTGAAACTTGATGGCGTAGCGGACAGAACAAATGCAAGTGCCTGACTAGCAGCAGTAGCGGTTCCCGTCATAGCAATAGAAACTTGCTGACCGGCAGAGAAATTGTTGTTCGCCGTATAGACAGCCAGCGTTCCTGTTGGGTCTGGTGCAACGCCCGTAATGGATGCCTGCGCCGTGTTTGTGGCAATCGGCAGGTTGCTAATGGTGATTTGCCCCTGCGTTGAACCAGTACCGGCAGGGGCTATTGACGTAATTGTCGTGCCTGCTGGAATATTGCCGTAAAGCGAGTAGATGGGTTGCCCGACTTCCAAACTCTGCAAACCAGAGTTGATGTAGACGTTTTCACTAGCCAGAGTGCCGAGAACCGTTGCGCTACTTGTTGCCGAGTTGGCGATAACGAAGGTGTAGGGCGTAGTGCTGACGACCGTTGCGCCACCGCTGGGGGTGTTGTATGAGGTTGGGGTGCAACCCGTAATAAACACGGGGTTTCCAGCAGACAAACCGTGTGGCGAATTGGTTGTGTATTGGACGTATCCAGCCGACGGGGTGGAAGGGGCGATTGCGGTAATGGAATAGACCACGTTGCCCGTTATAACCATTTGACTAAGGTTCACGTTCGGGGTTACGACCGGCTCACCGGCCAAGTGGTTGTATTGGAACGACTGACCATCCGCCAGTTGCCACGAAACCGGCCCAGAACCGCTTCGTGTCACGTCAGAGTTGTCGGTGGTCTGATACTGACCGCTAATCAGCACAGCCTCTTGTGTCGCCCCAGAGCCGACAATGACGACATAGTTTGTGCGAACAGCCTGACCGCCGACCGCACCGAGCGTCAAGTCAATAAAGTTTTTGTTTTGAACCGTGTGTCCGAAAGTGTCCGTGTAGGTGTTGAACGTCGTGGTTGCCGGATTTACGATGAACTGCGTATCCAAGTTTGCTGAAATCGGCTGGTTGAGTGTCGTGCCGACGTGGCTACCGAGAACGGGTGGGGTGATGTAAATCTGCTCAAAGTCTTGGTTGGTCTGCGAGCCGAAGTAACGATTTCCAATAGCGTATGAACCGAGATACATACCCTGTTGGTGATAACGAGTAATGGGCGAGGATACAGAAATCGCACCTGCGCCCGTAGAGGCGTAGTCGGTTGAGTTGATAAAACTGCCTTGACTGAAGGCCGACTCGTAGTTGTAAATGTTGTTATTTACAGCGTCACCATTGGCATACGGCGTGGAACTAAGAACCAGTGGCGAACCAGAGGTGAAAGGTGGCGAAACGGTCGCCGTGTTGCTTAGGGCATTGATGCTAATAACCGTAATTACAAAGCCCTGAATCATGTAGGTGTTGCCAACCGTCAAGGCAGAGGCGTTGCTCACATTTATGACGGACGAGGTGGAACCTTGCGTAATCGTCGTTACGGGCGTTGATTGTGTGTTGATGAGTTGTAGCGGTGTGTAGAAAGAGGGAACGTTGATGATGTTGGACAAAAACTTGTTGTTATTTGTAGTAGAAAGATACGCCTTGTTCTTCCAAACCGCAGGGCTACTGTTGAACAAAATATTGCCGTTGCTGTTTTCGTTCAACGAATATCCGCCACCACCGACGATTATCGTGTTGTAAGACGTGTTACCAATTACCGCTGGCGTGACGACCTCAAAAGCAACGGGCGTGTTAGGTGAAATGCCTGTAGCCGCTTGGCTCAATAAGGCATACCCGTTGTCGTTATAATTAGTCGCCGCATTGTTGTAGTTCGTATTGTATGACGACTCGTTGTAGATGGTGAAATTGGAAATCGTGCCAGATGCTGCGTTGTTGGTCAACTGAACGATTTGGTCGGTTCCTACATAACCGCCGTTTCCAGCAGTAACGGTTCCGACAACCTGAGTTGCGTATGCCGTTGCTGTGGCAGAAGCGGCACTAGCCGAGAATGGGCCGACCGTAAAAGAGGTCGGCGTAACGCCTGTAATGGTGGCGTTTGACTTGTTGTACGCCGTGCTGGAAAAGTTGCTTACGGTAACAATATCGCCACTCTGGTAGTTGTGGGCAGGTGTTACATAAACAAACGAGTAGTTGCCGGTCGTTCCCGTTGTTGAGCCAGACGTGATTTTCACTACGGTGGGGTCAACAAGAACAACGTTTGTCGTAGTTACTGATTGAACATATGCGTCCGAAAGGTTGTATGCGTTGGGGTTTGCTGTTGCGTTTGAGGTCGCACTCGTGACGCTAACGGTTTGACCGGCGGACGAGTTGTGCCAGCCTGCCGTTCCAACAAGCGTCACCGTTCCAGCAGAGGCACTAACAGTGGCGGTGTTGAAAGCAGAAGGCGTTGTGTATCCCAGATAGGCAATTTGTGTGCCTAATGGGATACCCGTTCCATAAACAAAGTCGCCAACGTTGATGTTGTATGAGCCGGTTCCAGCACCGAGACTTACATACTGCGTTCCATTCGCAGTTGCCACCGTGTTTAGTGAAATAACTGTGTTGGCTGGGATGTTACTTCCCGAAACAAGACCCCGTGTAAAGGTAGTGCTATCAGCAAAGTCGTTGCTGTAGGGCATAACGGACATTGTTGAATACGCCTGCGGGGCTAGTGAGTTGGTGTTGAAGGCATCACTCACGACGTTTGGCATTGTGACGGTAAAGGTGTTTGTTCCAGTTGCCGTCACGGGAACGTTCGCCACGTTGTAGTCGATTGGCAAACAACCCGTAATGGTGACGTATTGACCGATATTGAACGTTCCGCCAGCGGTGGTGAAAGTGACGCTCGTGCCATTTGAGGTTGCGCTAACTAGACTAAAAGCGTTAGACGCTTCATCAAGACCGCAAGAGGTGTATGTAGCACCAGCCGACGTGCCAGTTGAGGATACCTGTGGTAGATAAACGAACGAGGTTGGCGAAGGCACTGAATAAACCGCAAATGTTCCATTTTGGGCGGTAACGCTTGCCCCTGTAATGGTGATTGGTGAGCCAACTGAAAGCCCGTGCGCCGATGCCGTTGATGCTGTGGCACTGTTTCCACTAGACGTAATGTTCGCCGTCGCCGTGACGTAGTAGGCATTAGAACCCGTCACAACACGGTTGTAGAGGGTGCTGGAAGCAGTGTTTGTGGTCGCCACGCAGAAAAGGGCTGGTTGCTGGGCGGTGTTGTTGCTGAGGTTCGCCACCGCTGATGCCGACAGCGTAATTGTCTGATTTGTGTAGTCGACGTAGTTGATAAGGCAGGGTGGAATAATCTGCGTTGAGTTGTTGTAAAGCCCTGCAAACCACATACCGGGCAAAATGCCAGCGATGTTGTTGTCGTAGTTCAGCGCGTTGAATGCTGGGCTAGTGGTGGTGTAGAAAGGGTTGTAGGTCTGAACTGGGAATACATACTGACCAGCCACGATTTCGTTGAGGGTCTGGTTGTAGTTATTCCACCCTGTGCCAGAGCCAGTGTTGTTGTTATTGCTGGCGGATACGTTGTTTGGATTACTTTGGATGCTGAACGTGACGGACGGATTGTTGATAATTGTTCCGTAGGTTCCACCAGCCTGATTTGACTTTGAGTAGCCAATAAAAACCCCCTGAGCGTCGTAAATCGCTGGGTTGAGTGTCGCTGTTCCGGTTCCCGTTGCGTTTCCTGCGCTGGCGATGCTGTTGGTGGAAATTGAGAACGTAGAGGTTGTGGCACTAGCAACAGTGGCAAGGGTGAGGTTGTATGCGGTGCTAGAGAAGCCCGTAATACTTACGATTTCACCAACGCTAAATGGATTTGTTCCAGAAACCGTGTAGGTCACAGAGCCGGTAGATGTGCTGGAACCCGTCGATGAAGCACTTGTTAGCGTCGCCGTTGTGAGGGTTGGAACCATCCAGTTTGAGGTGGAAACGGTAGCCGTCGCATTAGCCGTCGCAGTGGCGGTAAGGCTAGAAGCGATTTGGAAAAGGTTAGAGTTCTGGGCGATAACCGTGCCAGAAGCGTTGAAGGCGGTTGCCGTTCCGCTGAAACCAGTGACCGATACGTTCTGCCCAGAGTAGAACTGGTTGTATCCGTAATAGGTCGTTCCGGTCGCCTGAACCGTGCCGGTTCCAGTTGTTGTTCCGGTGGCGGTTGAGTTGGCAACAGTAAAAGTATAATTTGTGCCAATGCTGACATAGAACGTTCCGTTGAATGACGTATTCGCAAAGCCCGTAATGGTGACTTGTTGCCCAGCAACGTAGTTATTGAACGTTCCTGACGCTGTCTGGTATATCGCTGTGGTTCCACTAACACCAGCAGTCCAGCCCGTTGTCGTCTGCCCAGCACTAGCCCCATAGACCTGTGCCGTATTGCTAAGAACGGTAATGGAATTGCTGTAGGAGTCATACATGGTGTTCTGGTTCGCACCAGAGTTCGTCGTGTCGATATTGGACATCAACGTGCAGATGTGTGCGTTTTCGTTGTTTAGTGAAATCGCAGCCGCACCCGTAAGCGTCACAAAGTTGCCAGACGAATCAACGCTAGAGATAACGCCAACTTGCAGGCTGTAGCGATTTACAATCACCTGTCCAACGGACAGTGAGCCTGCGTCGCCATTGGCAAACGTCACAACGTTGTTGGGGAAAGAAACACCACTACTGCCGGTGGCGTTATTAGACATAACAATTTGGTTGCTGTCTGTGGCGATGGCGTTGCTCGCTACCCAAGTGCCGTAAAGAGTTGCGTTTCCACCAGAAGTGTATGAGCCTGTAGCCGTTGATGAGATAGTGAACGTGTAGGTGCTGACCGCCGTAATCAACTGTGGGGTGCTGGGGAAGTTGAACGCTGAAACACCTGTTCCGTCCGTCAGGATGCTCTGCCCTACCGAGTAGCCGTGTGCGCTCGCTGTAGTAAAAATAATCTGGTTGCCGTTTGCCGTAATGCCCGAAATGGGCTGGAAGTTGGGGTCGGTGGTGGTGAAACTGGTTGACGTGACACCCGTAGCCGTGTAGATGGGGCTGGTTGGGATGTTGTAGAACGATGGTGTTGCGCTCGTCACGCTAATTGCGTCACCATTTGAGAAAGATGCGCTTGCCGAATAGCCAGAAACGCCGTAGGTCAAGGTTCCAGCAGACGGCGTGGCGGTAACACCAGTTAGGGTGGCGACGTTTGTTGTGGCGGTGACTGTGGTTCCCGACGGAACGTATGCGCCAGAGATGGGCATACCCACCACAATTCCGGTATTGGAAAAAACGGAAACAATGTTTGAGCCACTGGCGGTCGTCGTGGTTCCACCACCGAAGTTGTCTTTTGGGCGGATAGAACTTACGTTTGAGGCAACGTAGTAGTCAGAGATAATGCGTTGGGCGGTAGAAAGCGGTGCGTCCTCCCACGGGGCGTTCACAACAACGGTCGGGTAGTTTTCACTACCGATGGTTGCTGGCAACGGGTCGGCACTAGGGGGAAATACGTCCGACGGCGATGGTGACGACAATGGGATTACGCCAGCACCAACAACGGGCAACGTTTCGTTCATTGTGGTGTAACTACTAAGCAGTAAGTCGGGTGAGTAGCCGTTTGAGCCTTCCAAAATCACCACTTCGTCTGCGCCAGAGACGTTTGTCGTGTCGTTGATAAAGGCGTAATACTGACCGTAATACGGGCTGAAAAACCGTGAAGTGCCGTATTTTTGAGGCGTAACACCCAGCGTCGGCAAGGACAACTGCGTGTATGAGGTGAAAAACTGCGCCAAGTTCTCAACGTGGACAGAATCAACGTGACCATACGGGTTGTTGATAGTTCCAACCGAAGTCTTTGTTAGGTCGTTCTGGGCAGATGCCCCGTCAGCCGCACCAACAACCTGTAGGTTTTCTGTTATTGCGCTGGTGGAAATAGGGTTAAGAGTAAGTATTTTCATAGCGGCTCACCCCTAACTCTACCCCCTGTTTAGCGATTTTACTATCTACCCATTGACTTCAGGGTGCGGTGCAGTTCCTTGAATTGGTCGTCAACGACTTTCTTGATTTGCTCGGTGGTTGCCTTATCGGCGTTTCCAGAGATGTTGATAGTCACAGCGTTCGGGTGAACATTAAGGTTTGTCGTGCCAGAACCCTTGTTTGCCTTCAGGGATTTCACCGCTTCGTGAGCAGCAACAAGCGTGTGACCAGCGTTTTTACCAGCCTCCGCACCCTTTGCGGGCTTAGAACTTCCGCCAATGTCCTTCAGTTTTCCAATTGACATACCCGGAATAAGACCAACGGTGTCGTTGTATGCCCCAATAATCTTGTTGGCAATCCACACGAACCCGTTGTAAAGCCCATCCCAAATCGTCCCGCCGATGTTCTCAATCCAGTGGAACATACGCTTGATAAAGCCCCAAGCAGCCTTAGCCCCGTTCACCAGCCCATCCCACATAGTCACAAATATATGGGCAATGTTCTGGGCAAGATTCCACCAGAACTGAACATAGGCGATAATGCCCGTCACAATGAACTTTCCAATGTCGTAGAGGATGTTCCAAATGTCCTTGAAAACACCAAAGATGAACTTCAAAATATCCCAGAGAATCTTGACCGCCTTGATAATCATGTTCGCTAGGAACATTGCTACCTTTAGCAGTATCGCCCCAATCACCTTTAGGACGGGCATAATGTCCTTGACGATTTTCATAAATCCCTTGAAGTGCTTGACAATAAGGAAAACCACGCCGACGGCAAGTTCGAGCGGCCAGAGTATAGGCGCAAAGGCGATAGCAGCGATTACAGCAATTTGCTTCAAGTGAGTGCGGATAAATCCAAACACCTTCATAACCGTCTTACCGATAACCTCAAAGATTTTCTTGATTGTCGGCAGGTGTTTCGTCCACCACTCTTTGAGCGTCGTCCCAATCTTGTGGACGAAATTGTGAACGGGCTTACAGGTGTTGTAGAGCGATTTCATTAGACCGATAGCCGCACCGATAGCCGCACCCCACGGGCCGAACATCATGCCGATAGAAGCACCCTGTAAAGCCCCTGTGGTGTCAATAGCCGCATTCTTGGGCATAATCTTGTCTAGCGTTTGGGTGGAAATCATTGAGGACGCTAAGCCCAAGCCGCCCATAAGACCAGCACCCAACTTGCTACTGAATATCTTGCCGATTCCACTACCAAGTTTGCCGATGCCGCCACCAATCATTGAGCCAGCACCCTTCAGGATGGCGACCGCCTTATCAGCACCATACATAAACTTCAGGGCAACGGTTTCGCCAGCACTTACGAGTGCGCTACCCGACTTGCCAATGGTTTCCAGCAGATACATACCCGACAAGCGGATACTGTCGGACATTGAGGACATAGCACCCGTAATCTTTTCACCAAAGGCAATACCAGCCACACCGATGGCGGTCTTGACGGTTTCGCCAGCACTCTTTAGTTTGTCGCCCAGAACCGAGCCAACCAAGTAAAGGTTGTCGCCAACCACACGCCCAGCGTTTGCCAAAATCTTTGCCGATGCTGAAATAGCACCGTTAAGTGCGTTGTCAATTTGTAGGAACTTGCTTTGAACGGCGTTTCCAGCAGTTTCAAATGCCTGAGAAACCAATGCAGTGGCACTACTAAACGCCGTTTTCACCTTTTGAGTGGCTGTGTCAAAGGTCGCAGAAACCTTGTTCATGGCAATGTCGGCAACGCCACGCAGGATAAACGACCCTTGCGCCATCTTTTCACTAATTGTTGTTCCAATTTGCTTGGCGACAACAGAAATGGGATAGAACGCTGCTTTCACCTTTGTGGCAAGCAAGCCACCGAACTTTTGTGCCGATGAAACGATAATTGCGCTTGCCTGCTGGAACTTGTCTTGGATGTAAAGACCGGCGTATCCCACAGAGTTCTTGATGTCAAGCCCAAAAAGCCTTCCAGCACGGTCAATACCGCTGTAGATACCCTTTGCCCACTTGACGTAGCCACCAATAGATGACTGGTAGAGGAACGAACCAGTGGTGCGACGACTAGAGGTTTGGAGTTGCCGGTTCACAACAGCAAGTTCCGCCGTCTTGTCCGTAAGGCTTTCTACGGCGGTGACGACTTTGGCGTTTGATTCCTCTTGTATCGTTGCCGCATTTGCGATTTCGGCGTTCGCAGAGACGTTTCCAGCACCGCCCAAAATCCCATTGGCTTTTTCTAGGTTCGTCTTTACATCTAGAAGCGCATTGGTGTTTTCACTAAGAGCATTGTCGTTCTCGTCCTCGCCTTGCTCAAACCGTTGCGATGCTGCCATTAGGTCAGCAAGAACTTTCTTGTTCGGGCCAAGCAACATAGTCTGTAGGCGACTAATCATGCCTCCGCCCTCTTGACCGAACGCACGACCGTAAATCGGGTTGCTGGTGCGACGCAGGCGTTTCATTTCCTCTTCAAACGCAGGGCCTTGCATCTGAATTTTGCGCATTTCACGGCGATAGCCACGGATGTTGATGTCGCCCTCTGCGAACTGCCTACCTACCTGCTGTTGCAAGAGATACGTCTTTGCCTTAGCAACACCGCCCTGATAGCCCTTTAGGCGACCGGCGAAACCCTTTTCACCCTTTGCCATCCCGTCAAAGGCATCCTTGCCCACCGTGCCGACTTTCAGCAAGGTAGCCATAAACGAGCGAAGTTGAGCGATGGCAGCCATGACGGGGTTCAGGAACAGGCTACGAGTGAACCAAACCGCCAGAACCACGCCGATGGCTAGTGAAATAATCTTGAACAACCCGTGGGCTTTTCCAATCATCTTGGCGATGAAGTCGACCACGTTGGCGATACCCTTAGCCACATCAGCAACTATGCGGACAATGAAAGCGATACTGGGCAACATTGTTTGCATAATTGGCAAGAACGCCACGAGCAACTGTGTAAGCAGATTTACAAATGCTGGCAACAACGGAGCCATGATTTGTAGCGATTGCGTCAGGCTGGTGAAAAACTGCGTAAGAGGCCCATTGTTCTTACTCATTTTGTCAAAGGTGTCGGCGATGAGTTTGAGCGACGGGCCGACAGCGGCAACCACTACGTTTGCCAGTTTGGTCATCATTGTGACCAAGTTCATAACGGCTGGTGTAGTGAAAATCTTGCCGATGGAACCAAGAATTGAGCCGACAGCAGTGATGAATGGCTGAACGACAGTCATAATCGCTGGAACAACGCCCTGCGTAAAGACCTGAATAAGTGGTGTAAGTGCTGCGACAGCACTACCAAAAGCGTCACCCATTGTTTGAGCAATGGGGGCAATTGCTTGCGCCATTCCGGTAAACGCAGTGGTGACTCCCTGAATAAATGTTGGGTTAGCCAAAACAGTGGCAAAAGCATCAACGATAGGCAACAGACCCTTACCGAGTTGCATCAAAACGTTTTGGAAGTCGTTAGCCAACCTTTCCATTGGTGAAACACCGGCTTGCGCCACGCCACCCAGCGTTGTGTTGATGTCCTTGATGAACAACTTTTGCTGGTTGATAAGGCTACCTGCGCCCTTGATGCCAGCCAATTGTGTCTGTGTTAGTGAAAAACCGTAGCGAGTAAGCCCCGACATCTTCTTGGCCGGGTCAGCCAATACACGAGACAGTGTGCGAGCGGCCGCTGGCATACTGGTGTGCATAAGACCAGAAAGGTTTGCGGCAGCCTGAACAGTGTCTGCGAACGCACCTTTCTGGTTCTGAAAGAGTTTCAGCAGGTCTTGGTTCGGAATAAGTAGGTTCTGCGCTTGGGTAATAGCGTTATCCGAGATACCCGTTTGCATTGAGAGTGCCATCGCCTGTGAGGCAAGCACCGTCGAATACTTATCCGCTTTGCCGGTGACCTTATCGTATGTTCCAGCAATGTCCGCCATTGCGCTCTTGCCACCAGCAAGAGCCACACCAAGTGCGCCCTGATTTTTCAGCAGGGCTGTCTGTGAGCGAAGCAGACTTTCGTTTGACGAGGCTAGGTCAAGACCTTTTTTGATAGCCTCAAATCCAGCCAACCAGCCGAGTGACGACTTGATGATTTCGCCAACGCCTGTAAAGGCGGTTTTCATTCCACCAGCCACGCCAGCGGCTACGGCATTGACCTGATTTAGAGAGGTGATAGCCCCTGTGGGGTCACCAATAATCTTTATTCGTAAGGATTCATCCATTGGTCACCTGTGGATAATCCTACAACCCGTTATTGGAATTCTTTGAGGCTTGCTCGTTCTCAAATGCTCGCAGTTTGTAAACCGCTTGCCATTCCACCAACTCCGATGACGATAGGGGGCGATGGGCTGGCGAACCCTCTAAGAGTTCGCCAACCGTTCGTCCTAAAGCGTCGGCTAGTTCAAAGATGAACCGGCGGTCGGGGTTGGCGATGAGCCTTTTCCCGCTTCGTCCACCGAATCTTGCGACATTCCACTAAGAGCCATAGCCTTGATAGCGATTTGCTCAATGGGGTCTGCTGCCTTAGCAAGCAGAGCGTCACGGTCGCTGGGCTGGAAAATACGCTCGCCCGTCGCTGGGTCAAATGAACACAGAATCACCAAGTCAGGCAAAATCTGTTCGAGGTTCATACCCGTTTCACCACCAGCCTGCTCAACCATCTTGGCACGGTCACGGGCGGTCATTGCCTTGACAAGAATGTCTACATCCCAAGCGTTGACGTGGATGGTTTCCTCAGCGATGTCGCTGGTGGCAAAAATGATTTCACTAAGATTAGACATAAATAGTTTCCAATCCGTCAGGGCTAGACGATTTGCCTAAAACCCTGACGGATGGATACTACTACAACTAAAGCGTGGTGCGTGTGACTGCGCCCGTGATTTGGAGTTCAGCGTCAAACGTCACAACACCCGAAACTGACGATTTCAGTTCGTACTTGGTGAGGATACCCTGACCGTAGTATTGAGGCGCAGGAGACTGTCCGGTGAAAGCACCGGGCGTGGCTGGGCCATACACGAACGAGATAAAGTTCGGCGTGTAGATACCGTTGATGGTGTTGTAGTTGTCCTGCCAAGCAATCATGGCGGTCAAGATAGCGTCCAT